CAATGCAGTGGCTTCACTGAGAGCAATGCTCTTGAGGTTGGCACCTTTGAAAGTGTTGACTGCTGTTCCTGCTTTTTGTGCAGCACCAATCAGACCCAACACACTACTTGATTGTAAATCTCGGCTGATACCGCCAACCACATCCAACAAGCCACCTTGACCCAGGATGGTCTGTGTGCTGCCTGCTCGTGCAATAGGACTTGGCTTGCGATCGTAGTGTGCTTCGTTGCCAAAGCCACCAGCTGTGGTGTTAGGAGCGCCTTGGTAGTACTTGACTGTTTCGTATGCAATGCTCATGCTGTGTTGCATGGTGCCCGAACCCTGTGCATAATCATATTGATCATGGCTCCAGTTTGTGATCAAGGGATTGATCAGCACATACTCAGCATACTTGTGTTGGTAGTCAAATCCGTAAATGCGAATGTCTGTAAAAAACGGTGGCTTGCCTTTGGCACCATCACTGGTACTTTCGCCAATGAAACCCCAATCGTTGACCAAGCGGTCATTGTTGTAGATGTCACGAGTGTTGTAGCCAAAGCCTGCAGTACGGTTGGCTTGTGGGCCAATGCTGCCGTTGGTATTGCTGTCGTTGCCGTATTTTTGTGTGGGATCTTTGTAGTAATAGCTGTAGTAGTTGTACCACATGTTGCGCACAAGGTCGCCACCGTCGTCATGAAAAGTAATGTTCACAGGATCATAGTTGATCTTGGTCTGTATAACACGTTTTCGATTGTACTGGTTGAGTGTTTCTGTAGCAATAGTGTACTTGGGCAGATCAACAGTTTTTACCACCAGGCTGAGATTGCTGACATCAGTCAGCCCCATAGCCCCGGCGAGATAAGGAATTTCTTTGACGTTGATACTGAAACTCACATGGAATAAAAACTTAAGACGTGGCTTGAGCTCATATCCGTTGCTGCGAAAAACCTTGCTTGCGTGAGTGTAATCACGCAAGGTGTCACCGCCAAAGAAACCTTTTAGGAGACTTTGTCCCCAGGTGGTATCTGCCATTTGCTATTAGGCGCCAGCGCCTGTCACTATTTCGCCTAGTGTTCGTCCAACACCAGTTGCTACGCCAACACCATAAGGAATCTGGTTTGCATTATCAAACGCAATGGTCAAGTTAATTGTGACTGGTGCGCTTTCAGCATAGCTCATGCCGCCGTAGTCTGCACTCTTTAGGTAGCAGCCATACAGTTCCCAAGTTTCAAGAACTTGTGGTTGTTCAGCACCGTTGCCGCCGTCCAGGATTTCAAAGCGGGTGGTAAACTTGTAATCGATACCAGACGCTGCTGATGCCATTTCCAAGAAGTCCATTTGCTTTTGTAACTGCTCGCCAACTAGACGACCAACTGCACCACTTGCATCATCACGGATTTCGCATGTGGTATCTGCCCAGGTGTGTTTGCCGGCCAACTTGAGTGTGCTGTTGTAAATTGGCAATGTGATTTCTTCAAAACTCAGATTGGGTCTTGCAAAAGTCATCACTTGCTTGGTTAATTCAGTTCGTGGAGTTGTAATACCGAAGTTTTCAAACATCACTCTAAAGCGATATTTGAGTTTGGGCATCAGCAGACCTTGAGTGCTTGCACTCTGATCGCTGGCCAACGGTACTGTCATTCTCTGTAATGATGAAACTGCCATTTTTGATATCTCCTATATGTTTTATTTAGCTGTAATCTCTAGCCAAAAACAGGGCCAAAGCCCTGTTTTTAGTTTCATCACGCTCCACCAGATATTTCACCAGTGTTCTTGATTCGCAACGGAATGTAGATAAACTCAATTGCTTTGACTGGTTCAATAGCAACGTCTACCCATAGTTCGTTACGATCAATACGACCCGGGGTGTTGTTGCTCAAATCGCACACAACCAAGTAGTCGTAGATTGCTCGTTTGGCAATCAGATCAATCATCAAGCTGTTGACAGTGTTGGTGATTTCGTTACGAGTAATCTCGTCGTTGGGTTCAAACAAGTACAACTTGCCAATCTCTTCCAGGCGACCACGCAAGAACGCAACCAGTCGGCTAACGTTGATACGATCCAGTGCGCTGGTGATACTGGTTGTGGTCTTGTTACCAAAGTTGGTAATGCCCACACCAGGGATGAATGTGATTGGGTTGATGTCGTTTTCATACAGCACATCGCGCAGGCCTTGACCCACGTTGATCTGTTCAAATTCACCTGTGGCACTATCAATATAACCAATTGCAGTAGCGTTGTCCACAACACCACGACGTGTACCAGCAGGAGCCAACCATGGATAGCTCACTGCATCACTACGGATAATAGTACGCATCATCATGTGACTTGGCGGCTGCACTACCAATTGGCCGCCTAGGTCTGTGGTCTGGCAGCTGGGATAGAATGTGCCCATGTACTGGCTGGCTGCAACCAATCCGTCTCCAGTTTCTAGACCCAGTCCGCTGTTGTTGGTTGCCCAAGTGGTAACGTCAGTTCCGTTGGCAGCCAATCTCATCGGGGTATCACCAATCACAAACAAGGTGTTGTTGCGCTCATTGCTGAGAGCAATCATGTTTGGAATCAGTTCTGGATATGCTGGAGTAGCAATCAAACTGTACTGTGCTTGTTCTTCACGAGCAGAAGCGCTGGTATCCAAACCGGCTCGCATGGCTTCCACAACCATTTGTCGCTGAGCCTGACGTCCTGACCACATGGCTCCGTCATCTCTGTTGCCAGATGCTGTTAACCAAGTGCTCTTGACTGTTGGCAATGTGTCATCAGGATATGATTCAGCGTTGAAGTAGTTGTTCTGGAAGCTCTTGATGTTGTATCCTGAACGGCGTGTGTTGAACAACAACATACCTTGTGGATATAGGTCAGGATTAGGTGCGTCAAGGTCCAAATAATTACTGGTCAACAAGCTAGCAATTGTAGGAATTGGATCAGCGATTGGATCAGTTGTACCGTTTGGTGCCCAACGTGCATCAGCAAACAAAATACCATTTTCAGTTACTTGGTCAGTTGTGTCAATTGGCACCCACTGGTCAACTCCGCTCACTGGTTCCCAGCGATATAGTGCAGGATAGTTCTCCAGGTCGCTGGAATCAATCCACAGATCACCATATTCTAACGGACTTTCTGCTACGTCTGTTTGTGTTGTTGGTGCTGTAGCAGCAATAATTGGACCAGCAGCGTTGGTATCGCCCAAATCAAATCCACGAACGTCATTGGCAACGTTTTGATATCCAACCCAGGCACCACTGTTCTGGATCATAATGTCAGCATCGCTCACGGTGCTGTAGTACCACAAGCGTCCGGTTGCAGGATCTTGATCTGGTTCAACATCGCTAGGCGTGTAAGTAAAATCTGGAGCTGTGCGCCAGTTACTTAGAACTATACTGTTTGATGCTGTGTTATTGGCCCTTACACCATCAGTCTGCACAGTAAATCCAGCATTGGTTACTGGGGTGCCAGTAACGTTATTTAGTGCAATATTTCCACCAGCACTGTGAGTAAACACAATTTCACCAGCCGAGTTTACGCTGGCACTAACAAAAGGAATATTTGCTGCACTGACCGCTGCCACAAATGCAGCAGCCCCGGTACCATATGTGGTTGTATCCAAAACTGTTAGGCTATTGTTTAAAGAAGAGCTGCCTGGAATAGTTGCAATAATTCTAAAACTATCTAGATTGATAAACGGAGCTGAAGGTGGAGCAGATGCAGGTATTACTGTTGCACCAAGAGCAATTCGTTCAAGAATTTCAAAAGAAAATGTTTCATTAGTACTGCCATTAGCATTAGCATTCCACTGTACATATGTAGTTCCAACTGGAATATTTTTTCCGCCGCCTGTGGGGTCTAACGCAAAAATTGCCTCACGATCAGTTGCATATGCAGGACATGCTTGACTCACAAAAGAGTCCAAAGCAGCATTGTATTTTTTTATTCTCAAAGAAAGACCGTTGTTGGCTGGACTGGTGTTGTTCCATATTGACCCTGTGGGACGAGGGCTAGTGTCTGTGATTCTCCAACGTGGCACTTGATAGCTGTAGCCAGGGAAATAGCTGGGAGCATAATACTCGATAGTTGAGATACCCAGTGCTGTCAACAAGGCTTGGCTGGTTGCGGGATCGGTACCAAGGCTAATTGAAACAATACCACCATCAGCAGTGGAGCCATCGTTGGTGGCTGTGGAGTTGGCATAAATTGCCAATTTGCCACTGACTGCGTCAGCACTCACACCAGTGATAGCAGCGGCGTTGATTACTGCTGCAAGACCTGCCACGGTGTTGGTAGCACCAACAGTGATCAAAGAATCATTGATTTGGAAGTTTGCACCAATGGTCAAGCTGGTAGGAGTTCCTGTGCCAGTAATGGTGGGCCATGAAGTTTTCCATGCATCGCCACCAATTAGTACCCACTGATTATCGGAGTTTTTGTAATAACCAGGATTCTTAGGAACAGCAATAGGAGGATTACTAGAGCTAGGATTAGGAATTACTGCAACAACTGCATAGTCGCCAATGCTGCCAACTGTGTTTTCTGGGGTAAAAATGTTGTTTGTAAAATCTACTACATCAGCCGAGTCAGTGATCACAATTGGTGTTTTTACTGTGAATGTAGCTGTGGTTTGATTCCATTCTTGAATACCCCACAACGAAGTGCTGGTATCAAGCCAGTATGTGCCGTCTGCAGGATTGCCAGTGGGACGAACCAAACTGGCAGTGAGCTCAGCAAGATCAATGTTCACACGTTGTATAAACGCACGATTGGTCACACCCAGTGTAGAATACGCTGCCAACAAACCATATTCGTTGAGCTCGTACCCATTGATTGGTGTACCATTGGTAGTCTGATAAAAGAACGGCACACCAAAAGTAGCTGCCAAATCTCGTTGACTTGTAATGAGATAAGTTTTGTTTGCATTGGCTGCAAGTGTTCCTGCTGCCACTGTTGCGCCGTCTGCACTAACTTTGTTTTGTGCAGTAGCAATCAAGAAGTACGGTACTGTGTTGACTGCAGATGGGATATACTGACTTTCGTCAATTACTGTTACTTCTACGCCTGGTGAAATTAAAGCCATGGTCGATTCCTTTTCAAGTTCTAATATTTATGGAGCACCACAGAAAAAGGCTTGTTACGGTGCCCTTTGGCAAAGGCCCGCCATAAATATTCAGTGAAAAGACCAATCTGTCCTGCTTGTAATCAACGTCCTTGTGCCATAAACTATCACCGAGATGGTGTGCCGCACTATCGTGCCCGCTGCGACTCTTGCAATCGCAAAGGCCGTGGCTTAAAAATAAGAAAACCCAGCTGGGAGTCAGCTGGGTACAAGAAAAAAATGCAGTGTGATCGTTGTGGTTTCAAGGCACGATATTCGGCCCAAACTCTAGTGTATCATGTGGATGGGAATCTTGCCAACTGCGATATAAAAAATCTCAAAACGGTGTGTCGTAACTGCGAAGTCGATTTATCAAAATCTGATTCGATATGGCGACCTGGTGATTTGCAACCAGACGGCTAACCAGCTCACGAGTGTTGCGCTTGAGATCTGATAGTGTACCGTTGTTGTCAATCACATAATCGGCCATCCAAATTTCCAGGCTCATGCTGGATTTGTCCTCTGCAGGCAAGTGATCACTACGATCCACCCAGATAGCATAATCAAACACATTGGTATTCTTCATGGCATGAAATTCTGCTTTGTTGCGTAGGCCGCAGTAGATTTCGTTTTCAGTAAAAATTTCCCTGCCCAGTCTTGCATAGTCGTCCCGGCAGTAAGCATGAATCATGTCGTACCACTCTGCTCTGTGATTGTGACGATCTTCAAAACACTGCTCGTAAGTGGTGTACCCGTACTTGGGTGCTAGTTCAGCATAGATAAACTTTTCAGCACAAAAGTCTGAACTGGACCTAAAGTTGTAGCCAAATTCTTCACGCAGTATATCACACACAGTGTCTTTGCCGTGGCGTGCATTGCCAATAATCATGAGTTTAGGTAATTTGTTCATAAAATTGAGTCCTCAAACCAAGTTTTACATGTGGGCCAATCACGGTACACATGTGCTTGTCCACCTGCTGCAATCCACTCATTGCAGTTGCTGTGCCGATCGTCGATCAGGATGTCAGTTGGGTGCTTGCAGTGACGCCACTTGTCATGACTGAATGGGCCCAGTGTTACAGGAATGTCACGAAAATGTTCTTGCGCCCAAAACACTTTGTCGCTGGCTGCAAAAGGCATACTATAATCATGTGGCAATGCTGTCAAGAATCTCAAGTGGCCGCCAGTTTTTTGTGTGAGATCACGGCAGTAGTTGACCAGTTCAACAGCACCTGATTTCAAGGGCAAACTGCGATAAAAATGCGTGTCTGCTTTGAGTTGATCCCATTCTTCTTGGGAAACACGCTCGCCGCTGTTGTGATCCCACCGCAGTTTCAAAAAGTCTTGAGCATGTGCTAGCCAGTCGGCTACCACATCATCCATGTCGAGATATATGTTCATTTGAGTGAAGTTACGTTAAGGTGATCTAGGGTACGCTGTAGCATTCCTATTTGTCTACGGCAGTCTTCCAGCGCATGATGGCTAGTAGGAGGGATGGGCTGATCAGGCCAAAGGCTAAACACTGTGCGACTGTCCCTGACCATGTAGTATTTCCACGGCAAGGGTTTGTGATAGCTCTTGTAAGCATGCTCTAGAATGTTCATGTCGTATGTGGGACCTTGAGCCCATATTCTGTTGGAGTGCCAAATCAGACGTCCTAGCTCGTCTAGAGCTTGATCCAAGGGCACACGATCATGCTCACCAAATGCTTCTTCACGAGCATGATCGGGCTGTGTGGCCCACCAGGCAATTGTGCCATCGTCAATGTCACGGGTTTCCTGACTTTCCAGTGTGATTCGAGCATAGTAACTCTGCTCATAATGGCCCGTGCCAAAAGGGTCAAAGCTCTGTGCAGCAATGGTTAGAATGCAGGTGTTTGGACCAGTTGCTAGTCCTTCAAGATCAATCATTAAGTCTGCCATACTGCAAGTATAACAGAAACATCAAACAAAGTCTATTGTTGCTTAACCGATTACCCAGGTCAATGGCTGACTTGCATCTACGTAATTCTTGAGTTCTTCGATTTT